GCGATGTTGGCACGCAGTCTATTGACTTGTCCGTCGAGGGCGTTACCAAGGATTCGACGCTGAGAGTCGCTGCAATTACTGGCGGCTCGCTCATGCTCACGGACGTGACGCTGGTGTATACAGACGGCGGCATTTTGGCAGGTGATTTTTTCCTGACATCGTTCGAGGAAACCGGAACGTATAACGAGGCCGTGACATTCTCGGCCTCGTTGCAGTCGTCTGGTGACTGGACTTACACGGCGGGAACACCGTAAATGAGCGGCTTATTCAAGGAGGTCGCCCTGTCATGGGGCGGCCAAGAATATACAGTTCCCGCTGATAAGGTCATGCGCTTGATCGCAATCGTCGAGGACATCATCACGCTTGAAGAACTGGTTGCGTCATCTGGCCGGAAGCGAGTGAAGATCAGCGAGGCTTATGCCGCTGCGCTGCGCTATGCAGGGTGTAGGGTCACGGACGAAGATGTATACGCCTCGCTTTTTTCTGCTGACAGCGCAGAGGTTACAGTCACAGCAATCAACGGGCTGTTAATGATGATGGTTCCGCCTGCTCAGATTGTTGCGGATGACGCTAAAAAAAAGCCAGCGGCGAAAGTGAAGACTGCTCGAAGTTCGTCAAGACCGCGTACCTAACAGCGGTCGGCGTTGGCTGGTGCAGCCCGTCAGATTTTTGGCGGATGCACCCGGATGAGTTTTGGTGGTTGTACGAATCAAAATTGCCGCCTGTCGAAAAGGATTCATGGGCGGCGCTGTATGAGGAGCTAGGCTGATGGCTGAGACAGTAGGTGATATAGCCGTCAGAGTCGGCGCTGATGTTTCCGGCATAACGTCGGGCATGTCAAAGGCTGGCGACAGTCTGGACAAGTTTGGCGGACGGGTTAGCACAACCACCAAGTTGATGGTTGGCCTTACCGCATCTCTAGCAGCAACAGCCGCTGCTGCTGTTGTCGCGGCCACTAGCCAGATCGATCTTGCTGACAAGACGATGAAGGCGTCTCAAGCTGCTGGCATCAGCACTCAAGAATTTTCAAAGCTGTCTTACGCCATGAGCCTTGGCGTTGATGGTGGCGGCGACCTCGCTAACACAATGAAGTTTTTGAATAAAGCCATCGCGGCCGCTGGAGACGGCACTAAGGCGAACGTGGAAGATTTCACGCGCATGGGCATCGCTTATAAAAACGCAGACGGTACGCTGAGATCGTCTGCCGATGTCATGCTCGATATATCTGAAAAGTTCAGCCTAATGAAAGATGGCGCAGAAAAAACCGCTTTCGCCTTGGCCTTTTTTGGCAAGTCTGGCGCGGACATGGTGCCGTTTTTGAATCAAGGCAAGCAGTCGATTGTCGAGACAATGCAAGAGGCTGAGAAATTCGGCAAGGTGATTGGGCCTGAGTTTGCAAAGAACTCTGAAAAGTTCAACGACAACCTCACGCGCATGAAGGCCATCATATCTGGCACAAGTGCCGGGTTGACTGAGGCTATTCTCCCGGCACTTGTTGAGTTGAGTGATCGGATTATAGCGGCCGCTGGCGGCATGGACGAGTTCAAGGCAAACCTGGCGGCTGTCGGGAAAGTTGTTGAGGTTTTAGCAGGCGCGCTTATCGGCAGGTTGATTTTTGCAGCGGGGGCGTCTGTTGTTGCGTTTGTCGCTGCGACCGCGCAGAGCATCGCCTACCAGGTTGCGCTTGCTCGCATGGCTGGCCAAGCGGGTGCAACGGCTGTCGCCCTTGCCGGATTAAAAACAGTCGCCTCCACAATGCTTGGCGTTTTTGGCGGCCCTGTCGGCCTTGCCCTCACAATCGCTGGTGCGGCGGTTGCGCTTATTGATTTTTCAAAGTGGTCTGGCAAGGCGACGCTGACCGCCTCCGAGTTTAATTCAATGATTGCCGAAACCACCGGCAATCTTAAAGAAATGAACAAAGTCCAGTTTGACAACAAGCTGTCAAAGCTTATGGATGAAATGCTTGTTCGCCAGAAGCAGATTGTTGAGATCAACGATCAGGCCGCGAAGTCTAACGCCAATCTCGGGAAAGGTGAAACGGAGCGCATTGCAGCATTACAAGGGCAACTCACACAATTGGCCGTCGCCTACAAGACAGTGCAAGATCAGAAAGCCGCCGCAATGGCTGAGCCAGCAGCCTCTCCCGGTTTTACGCCAGCCGCTGCATCTAGTGGCGGCGGATCCGACGGGAAAGCAGCCGCAGAGGCGAAGGCTCTAGCCGATCGGCAAACAGCGTTGGCCAACGAAATCGAAGCCGAACTATGGGCAGAAGGCGAGAAACAAGCACAAAAGGATCAGATGTTGCGCGAGGGGGCGGCCAAAGAACTGGCGCGTCTCGATCAGCAATACATGACTGAACAGGAGCGGCTTGCTCAAAAGTTTGAAGAAGAAAACGCAATTATTGCGGCTGCACGTGAGGCCGGTATCAGCACAAAAGATGAGCTTGACGCGCGCGAATTGCAGGCGATGATGGCGCATGAGTCGGCGCTGTCTGAAATTGCAAAGCGTGAAACCGATCAGCGTATCGAACAGGCCAAGCGCGAGGCCGCGAACAAAAAAGCAATTCTCGGTGATGCCATGAACGCGCTCACAAGCCTGATGAACAGCGGCTCTCGCAAGATGTTCGAGGTCGGGAAAATAGCGTCTATTTCACAGGCGATCGTCTCGACAATTACCGGCGCGACCAAGGCGCTTGAATTGGGCTGGCCGCTTGGCCCTATGGCAGCGGCTGCAATTACCGCTGGCGGTATGTCTAACGTGGCCAACATCAGGCGGCAGACGTTCGGTGGCGGTGGGAGCGTAGGCGCTACGTCAATGCCAACAGCCAACATCAACGCAGCAGCCACGGGCACAGGTGGCGGATCGGCAGCGTCTGGCCCATCTCAGCGAAGCAATGTCACGCTGGTTGGTGATTATTTCGGTCGTGAGGCCGTGATCGGACTGCTTCACGAGGCATTCAAGGACGGCTTCACGCTGTCGGGAGCATAACCAGATGCCTGTTGTTATTTCCCCAAGCCTGATCCTAGGCGGAACGCCAGGCCCACTGCCTCCGTTTCCGCTGACCCATGCGATGATCGGCTACAAGACCATCTGCACAGCCGACAACGTGACCGCATCCAGCCAGGCAGCGGGCTGCCCGGCGAGTGATGCTGTGAACATTTTTACCAACGAATACTGGCGACCAGACGTTATGCCAGCATCGTGGACGATTGACGCAGGCACCGGCGTTGATACTGATTACATCGGTATCGCGGCGCACACGCTCGGCACTTCGGGCGCATCGCTTGATATTGAGTACAGCACCGATGGGCTAACGTGGACTGGCATGTACTCGTTCGCGCCTGCTGATAACGCACCTATCATGGTGATTTACGCGACGACAACAGCGCGTTACTGGCGCATGACGGTTGCCGGGCCAGTGTCCCCACGCATCGGCGTGATCTACATCGGCGAGATGCTGCAAATGCAGCGGCCAATCTACGGCGGTCATGCGCCGATCACGCTAAACCGTGACACGACAATTTTTAATCAGATGAGTGAGTCGGGGCAATTTATGGCGCGCTCGATCACACGCCAAGGTGCAAGCACTTCCTACGCTTGGAAGAACCTTACGGCGCTTTGGTATCGCCAATATTTTGACCCGTTCGTCAAGGCAGCCCGAACGGTGCCTTTTTTTATTGCATGGCGGCCAGCTACGTTCCCAACAGAGATTGGGTTTGTCTGGACGAGCAAAGACATCCGACCAAGCAACATGGGCATCCGCGACCTGATGGAAGTCTCGCTTGATGTTACAGGGGTGACAGATGAGTAATGTCACGCTGGAGCCGTTCGAGTGGGTGGAGTTGCATCAGGATTTTTGCCAAAATGTTTATGGCAACGGCATTACCTGCACCGCCTCGCTCGCGACCGGCGGTACTGAGTGCTACAACACGCGCTCGACTTGCCAAGACCCTGCGAATTACCGGCCTTTGGATATTTATGGCAAGCTCGCGCCATTGGTTTTGAATTTCTGCAAGAGCCAATCCTTCCTGCCCGATGGCGCGTATTACATTCCATCGCTGTCGTCCGTCACGCTCTCAGCGGGCAGCATCAATCCAATCGGCGCTGGCGCGTCGTCCTCTGCGCTAGGTACACGAGGCGGCATCACGGTGCAGTTGCAAGACCATCCACATACAGACAAGTGGGTTGACCCGTACATCGCAAACCGCATGAGCCGTGATGCCAATTACATCGCGACGGAACGCGGCACATTCTGGACGAAGTGGAAAGCGCGCAACCCTTACTACATCGGCCGCACGGTCAAGCATCACACCGGCTTCATCAAAAACGGGGCAGTGGTTGACGTTGTGACCCGAACGTATTTTGTCACAACAATCAACGGCCCCGACGCATCGGGCCGCGTCACGATTCAGGGTAAGGACTTGCTGACAAAGCTCAGCGACGAGAAGGCAAAAGCGCCATTTGTTAGCAAAGGCACCTTGCTCGCACCAATCACGGCAAGTGACACCGCGTTCACCCTCAACCCTGTTGGCATCGGTAACGATGAGTATCCAGCATCCGGCCTGTTGCGTATCGGCGCTGAGTTATGCACGTTCACGCGAGTCGGCGACGCGGTAACGATTGTGCGCGGAAGGCACAACACCGAAGCCAAAGACGCGAAGGCGGGGGACGTTGTTCAGCTTTGCCTGGTGTATGACTCAAAGTCGCCAGCGTACATCCTCGAAGATTTGGAAAAGAATTTCGCGGGAATTGACCCGGACTTGCTCGACCTCGCTCAGTGGGCGCAGGAACAAACCGACTACATGCCTAGGCTGTACAGCGGCATCATCGCCGAGCCTACGGGCGTTAATTCGCTCGTTTCCGAGATGGCCGAGCAGATGTATTTTTATCAGATTTGGGATGAGCGCAATTCGCTGCTCAAGATGCGCGCCATCCGTCCGGCGCAAGGCGACACGATTTATCAGCTCGATGAGTTCGCTAATCTTGAGCAAGACTCCGTTGATGTTTCCGACCTCAACGACCAGTTAATTACGCAGGTGTGGGTTTATTACGCCATTATCAACCCGATCGCCGGACTGACAGATGAAACGAATTACGCGGCGCGTGAAATTATTTTCACAGACGAAGGTTCGGCCGTGAAGAATGGCGTCGAGAAGATCAAAAAGATTTTCTGCCGTTGGATTGGCCCAACGAATGGCGCGGCAGCCGTTGACCTTGGGAAGAAGATCATCGCTCGATATGGCCGCGCGCCTCGAAAAATAACCTTCGCGCTGTCGAATAAAGACTCCGATGTCTGGCTTGGCGACTTTGCCACGATCAATCATCGGTCGTCGGTTGATGCGACTGGCGCACCATTGCCGCTGAACGTGCAAGTCATGTCGGCACAGCAGAACCGGCCCGGCACCCGATTCGTTTACACGGCACAAGAGTTTGTTTTTGAAGCGCCGGTTGACGTGACCGACAAGCTGATTATTATTTCTGCCGACACGCTCAATGTTAATCTGCGCGACGCATACGACGATCAGTTTGCAATGCCACCGGCCCCTGGCGACACGGTGCGCTTTGAAATCCGTCCCGGCGTTGTCATTGGCGCACGCGGCTATGAGTTCTCCGAGACGTTTAGCGGGTCGCTCAAAGGCTATTACTACAAAACAACACCAACGACGATCACACGAGACTTCGCACCGCTGATGCGGCGCGAGGCTACGACTGTAACCAACTTCGCTGTTGGCGCGACGTACACCTCTAGCCTTCGACCTTTTGAGCTGATGTCCGACATGCGTGAAGTGCCGCCATCTATAGCGCTTGACACTGGCACTTGGCCTGGTGGTGTAACCCTGATTCTGACCATCGGCGCTGGCGCGACTGTCATAGGTGAGGGCGGGTTTTGCAGCGTGCATGGAGGTCTCGGCGCACTGAGCGGCGGGTTCAGGGAGTTGCTCGCCATTGCCAGTGACGGCGGAAATGCGATGCGGATACGGCACCCGATCACGATCACGAATAATGGCCGCATTGCTGGCGGCGGCGCTGGCGGGTTCCCGTCGGTGCTTGGGGCGTGGCTCCCATATTTTGCCGAAAAGTTATTCTCAGTGCAGCCGAGCGGCACAGGTGCTGGCCATATATTACAGCCTGCATTAACAGTAGCTGACTTGGCTCCGATGTATCCTTCTCCCCCTGGTGGAATACCACAGTACAGCGTAGAGACGACGCCATCCGGCGGGTCTTTAATTGCTGGCGGGACAGGGTCGGTTCAAGTGTTGCCGATGATTGGCGGTTTAAGGGCGTACGGCAGGAACGCAGGCGCGCCAGGTATTGCTGCTCAGAGTCCAGTGCAGACGCGCCCGGCTGGCGGGGTTACGCCACAGCCGATCACTAAAGCCAGCAAGAGCGGCCGAGCAGGGTACGCAATTTCAGAGGGCGCAAGCCTGATAACGTGGGTCAACAAGGGCGACGTTCGCGGGGATGAAGTGTTATGATTGGGCATGATTCTAAGGCGGTGGCGGGATGACGTATTCAGTGTGGCAGTCATTTATCACGGACGGCGGCGAGCAGGTTGTGGCGGCTGCAACCGTCTCGGTATACCTCGAAGCCTCCGGCGCACCTGCGACACTGTACGATGGCCCGACGGGTTCGCCGGTTGGTAGCTCGGTCGTGTCCGGTCTTGACGGCTTGGCTCGCTTTTTTGTTGCAGGTGGCGTGTATAAAATCGTCGCGAGCAAGGGCGCGTTCAGCAAAGAGTTCCGGCACTTGCAGATTGGTACGGCTCAGGGCTTTGATGTTGGCCAGCCTTCCGGCATCGCAACCCTAAACGCATCCGGCCAGTTAGCCGAGCCATCGCCTAGTGAGGTAATAACCGAATCCGGTACGTCGCGTACATTGGCACTGATTGACGCTGGCAAGTACATCAACTGTACGGCAGGGACGGCGGTTACTATTACCATCCCGCTG